GCCTTTAATTGCTTTTTGTGCGCCTTGTTGTCCTGGTATACTTCTTCCCCCCATTCTAAACTTATCTTGTATTGGGCCTCCTAAATATCCGCCACCTTGTATTTTCATCGCTGCTAATGATACTATTAAATTAGCTTTTTGCGCTTTTGTATAGATTCCTACAGCATTTGCAAGTTTAAGCATAATGCTCCAAAGTGCTGTAGCTGTAGTAATTGAGTTACCCATTACAAACATTACTGGACCTATTGCAGCAAGCAGTCCAAAAAAAGCTGCAGTTACAGATTTAATTGGCTCAGGTAAGTCACCAAAAGCTTTTGCCATTTTTAGTAAAAATCCAGCAAATAATTTTAAACTGTCTATGACAAAGAAAATTTGTTCTCTAAAAGCAAAAAATAATTCTATCCCTACATCTACAAATTCTGCAAACATAGTTTTGCCTTGTGCAACAACTGTATCCATAACAACTGCTACTTCGTCTTGGGCTTTAGTAAATCTTCTGGCATCTGTAGTAGCTAAGCGCATAGCTTTACTAAAATCATCAATACCGCCAGAACCAGCTAAAAATGTTTGCTGTGTTTTTACATTGCCAAGTCCTATTTTTTCGAGTACTGCAAAAGTATTTTCACCTTCTTCAGAAATTCTTTTTAAACCAATTAAAAATGCTTCTGCTAATGGTCCTAAACCACCACCTTTACCTTGACCAAGATCAAATATTTCCTTAATTTTTTCGCCAGTAAATTCTACTCCATCAGCACTTGTCCCCAGAATTTCCGAAAATTCTTCTAATGATGGGCCACCATCTTTAATAGCCCCAACAAATTCACTAGCAAATTTTTGCACAGCACTAGCTGCACGTTCTGTACCATTAACAACAGATGAAAAACCACCAGCTAATCCTAAAATTTCAGCTGTTCCTAAATTAGCTACTTTAGCCAAACCAGAAAGGCGTACAGCAAAATTTAAGATTTTTTCTTCTGAGGTAGGTAAATTATCACCAAGTAACGCAATACTATTTGTTACTCTTCCAACATCTTTACTAATGTCTTCTCCAGTAACTTTAATTAATTTGGCGACACCTTTAGCAGCTGATTCTGGTGGAAGTTCATTAGCAGCAACCGCTAAATCAGAAATAGCTTTAGTAAATGCAATTAATTCAGTAGTATTTTTACTAGTGTTTTCAGTACCACCAACACCTAACTGGGCACCCAATCTAGTAAAATTTGCTAATTCTTTTGCAGAGAAAATGGTTTGCTTTGACATGTCCCGCATGGAATCAGATAATTGTCCAATATCAGCATTACCTTTACCAACAGTTTTGATAACACCAGCCATAGCTGTTTCAAAATCACCACCAAATTTTAAAATAGCAGAACCAGCAGCAAGAATGGGAACAGTTAGACTTGCAGACGCACGAGCACCAGCGACAACCATAGATTGCCCAAATGCATTCATGTCTCTCTGGCCTTTACTTAAACTTTTAGAGAATCCTGAAACATCGCCAAGAAGTTTAACTAATGCTGTGGCTGCTGCCATTTATTTCCCTCTAATCCCCATTATTTGTAAGTAGTAAGGATTTTTTTTGTATTCTTTATTGTTTCCAGATTTTACAAGATCTTCTGCTCTAGTTGCTCTTTTACTCTTAGTTGGTTGTCCACATCTATTCATTATTAATGCAAGTGCCCAACTCCAATCTTTTAATAACCTTTCTCTTCCCCACATATAACCTTTATATGCTTGTGCAAATTCTCTTGGTGTCCAATCTCCATAAGCTTCTGGAGAAATTCCTAATAACCCATATGCAATAGGTTCTGTTGCTTCTTCCCAGTCAGCCCAAGTTTCTAGACTGGGGCCTCTTCCAAAGGGTCTTCAGCATCTACTGCCTCAAGATCTAGTTCTTCTGGAATAATTCCTCCAGCTTTCATACCACTGACAATTATATTTACAACATCAGATAAATCACCTTTACCTGCATCAAACCAATGTTTTTGCAGTACATCACCAAGTTTATCTATTGTTGGAATTGCTTTTTTATTGTCTGCGTCGCCATGTTTCAAACCAAAAAATAATAAAGATGTAACATGACTAAATCCCATAGTATCAGCATCAAATAATTTATTAAATCCACCACCAAAATGCTGTTCAATTTCTCGCATAGCATTAATGCTGTATCTAATTTTTCTATTTTTATCTAGGGGAATTTCTACGTATCTTTGTCCTACTGCCATTTTGAGTAAAACTCCGTTTCTACCAACTGAAGAAGTTGGATTTTTTAAATATTAAATTAGTTTAAATAAGAATTATTTAAACTGGAAAGTATGTGGGAAGCTGTCTTCCCACTTACAATTAAAAAAGATTAACCAAATGCAGATGTATCTGCTGTTACAGCACCAGTTATCTGAAAATCTGCAGTAAACTCAACAACACCATCTACAGAACCCGTGATATTATAACTTGTACAAAAACATGTCCCAGAATATCTAACATCACCAGTAACTTGTCCTTCAGGACCATACTGCCAATTCAAAGCAAGTGTTTGTCCAACAATTGGTTCAATTACTGTATTAGCACCAATTGTTGCTGCATCATCCCAAAAACCTGAGATACTAATGGTTGCTCCAGCTAAACCAGCAATATATGTTCTGTCATCTAAACCAAAAACAGTTGTTTCTGGTGTATCTACTTCTCTACTAAAGTCAACGCTATTTAATGATGCAGAAAGATCTCTTAAAGCTGCTCCGCTGTCATCAAGATAAAACGCTCCTACTTTTGCGTGTGAAAAAGCCATTATTTATTATCCTCCAAAATTTTTATCTGCGTGCAAATCCTACAGCAAAAGTGTAAGACGTTCCTACGATTGTCCATGCAGTACTTAAATATCTTTCTACAGTAGTACCTGCAGCAACAGCTTTTCTTTCAGAAGTCAGAGCTGTTGTAACTTGTGTAAATGATAAAATTGCTGCGTAAGGATCTCCTACTGCGTCATCTGAAGATTCTTCTACGTCAACATCTAATGTTGTTGGTGTACCTAAAGCTGATACATGTAAATGTCCAACGCCACCATTTGAACTAGCCGCTGCATTATCAACAGCAGATGAATTAGTATCACCTGTTGATGTTTCTGCAGTTAAAGCATGTAAAGCAAATCCAGCATCCATTACGGCTGTTGCTTGTAAATCTGCATTAATTTCTACTACTCCATCAACAGCCCCAGTAATATTATATGAAGTAGTGTGTGTACTAAATAAATATAAAACATCTCCAATTGCAGTACCTTCCGGTCCAATAGTTACTGTCCTAGCTGTAGCAACACCTAATGTGGCGCGCAACACAACATCACTTCCTAATATAACTGTATTGTCCCAAAATCCTGATAAACTAGCAGTTCCACCTTTAAGCCCAGCAATATACACACGATCATCATTACCAAATGCGGTGACTTCTGGTGTATCTACTTCTCTACTAAGATCCATATTATTAAAATATGAGGTAAGATCAAATTCATTGATAAATACATCAATGTGCTTACCGTGTGTATTAGCCATAATTTATAAATCCTCTTACTTTACGAGATTCCTCGATAGTAATTTTTTAATTGTTTCCGCGCTCCAATCCATCGGAACTACATCACCAACTTCATAACGCGCACCAGCAAATCCAAAGCGTTTAGTTATTACATAGCCACTTGTAGCTACTGGTTGAACAAACTCATCAATTTTATTTGGTTCCGAGAGTTTCTTCTCTTTCTTCGTCAACAAATGCTTCCTCCCAAATTTTTCCACAATCACAACATTTAAATTTTTTACTTGCGCTTCCCATTGTAGTTAAATTTATTATATTTCCTTCATGGAAGCAGCTATTATCATGTTTATCTATATGTTTATCAATATAACTGGCAATATCTGTCAGCATATCTTTAATTTTAAGTAAATCAGCATTTTCCATAAATATGCCTTTCCTCTATATATTATAATATAAAAGTCAAATATAATCTAGGCATTAGGTTTAATTAGGTTCCTTATAAATCTGTAAACTAAACCCCACAATCCATCTACCATTTTCATCAGATCCAAGTGTATATGGTGTCTGAATTGCTTCAATCATTAAATATCTTGTTCCATCTATTGTGGCATCTACTGTATTGTGTACTGCTCTATATATTGTCCAAGCATTGTCATTTGCTGTAGGAAAATCATTTTGTGGTCCTCTGGATCTAATTTGTACAATTGGCCTTTCTATATTAATAGTTCCAATAGCTGTTCCCATAGTATCTAAATTTGCTAATCCAGGTTCTGGAGTCATAACAACTGCAATAGCTGTAGTGTTATCACCTTCTGGCAAAAAGCCACCATCTATAGTTATTCCAGCAGTTACAGCTCTAATATGTGTAAGCATGTCATTTAATACAGATGCCATTTAAATTATCCTTTTACCTTACTAACGTATGATGCTACAGCACTTGATACTCTTGATCCCATTCTTGGAATAACTTCTGCTACAGCATTTGCTAAATAATTTGATTTTGTAGGATGACGAGTTTCAACTATTAATGCATAATCCACAAATTTTCCTTTTCTAGTAACTCCACCAAAAATAGCTGTATATACAAATTTATCAATTCTAGCAGCTTTACTAGGTTTTATAGTTCTTCCACTAGCTTTAAGAGCACCAGTTTTCTCGGGAGCCGCTGCTACTGCTTTTTTAATTATATCATCTGAAATAGATTTTAATTCTGCGTGCATTGCGCGAATGCCAGCTTTCTTTATTTCTTTTAAGAATTTATCTATTTTACCTAAATCGGTAATATCAACTCTAAAATTAACATTACCTTTTTTGCTTCCTCCAAAATTTTTATATGCCACTATTCTGTTCGCAAAACTATATGACTTATCCCGTCCCTATCTAATACAACCCTAACTGTTACAATTAAAGGTGTTATAGGTGCAAAAGCTGCAGGAAGTGTTAACTTATCTCTTGTGTCTATCGTTGTTACTTGCGTATTTAAATAAATTAATCTGGTTGATCTAATTTCTCTATCAAAATCCGTTCTAATATTTATTGTTGATTGTTCTATTTTTGCTTTATAAGAAACAGCTGTACCATGCGTAAGAACACCAAAATCTGCTGCAGAACTATATGGAGCAATGGTTACAGTCTGATTAAAAAAAGCGGATAAATTATTAGATAATGCCATAATTATAAACTATTAATCATTATCACCAACATCGGTGCGACCACCAGCTTGATCTGTTGTAATATCTGTCATACCTTTAGTAAAAGATGCTTGCAACAAAGCAGTGTTTTCTTCTATTGCTTGTCTATCTGCTAATGTAATTCCACCAGCCGATGGCAACATATGTGAACCACCTCGCGCACGTAAGTCTTTTGCTAAATTAACTAACTCGTCTGCACGTT